AAGAAACAATTGCAAGAACTATTCCCCCATTATAAATCCGATGAGATAGACTTGTTGGCTGCAATCACCACCAAGAAAGAATTAGACACCTATCTTAAGGATCTTGGTCTTGAGAAATGAGCGCAACCTGTCAATATTGTAAACGAACGTTTGCAAAAGAAACTAGCCTGGCAATCCACATGTGTGAGCCACGGCGACGCCATCGTGAATCATCCGAACGTGGCGTGCAATTGGGATTGCAAGCATACTTGAAATTTTATGAAATAACACAGGGATCTGCACGGTTAAAAACATTTGATGACTTTGCAGCTAGCCCATATTATCGTGCATTTGTAAAGTTTGGTCGGCATTGTGTGTCTATCCGGGCTATCAATCCTGCAAGATTTACTGAGTGGGTACTGAAGCAAAATAAGAAGATCGATAATTGGTGCTCAGATAACATCTATACAGAATATTTGATTGCATATCTGCAAACAGAAGCAGTAGCCGATGCATTGGCTCGTGCTGTAGAGTTTGGTATGACTTGGAATGAAGAAACTAATCATCCTGGGCATGATTGTTTAAGATACGGAAATTCCAATGCCATGGCCTATGCTGTAAGTACTGGACGTATCAGTCCTTGGGTAATTTACAATAGTGAAAGTGGGCAGAAGTTTCTGTCTGAACTTAACCCTGAACAGATAAGCATGGTATGGCCATATATCGATTCTGACATCTGGACCAAGAAGTTTCGAGACTATACGGCTGATCAAGAATATGCTCGGGATATTTTACAGAAAGCAGGCTGGTAATGCATTTAGATTTCCCGTTAATATACTGCAATGGTGATAGTTATAGTAATCAAAATTATGCATCAAGTTTAAAAAATAACATATATGCAAATTTTGTAGCAAATAGTTGTCGGGGATTTGTAATTAACAAGGCTATTAGTGGTAGTTGTAATCGTAGAATAATTAGGACTACAATTCACGACATGATACAGCAACGGCAATTGAACCCCACACAAAAAATAATTGCATTAATTGGATTAAGTTTTGAGTTGCGATCAGAACTTTGGGCAGATACAATTACATCTTTATCTAAAGAGGAAGAATCTAATTTTGTAAAGCATCATTTTTCGAAACAGATTAATTGGAGAGAAAATTTATTAAATGGAGTTAATATCGAATCATCTAACTTTAATAAATTTGATGAAATATTTTTTAAAAAATATTCAGATGGTCGCGCATATTTTTATAGCCCATATGCCGAAAGAATTAATTTATTAACCGATTTAGTTATGTTTAGGGCATTAATGGAATCATTAAATATAAATTTTCTAATTTTTCAATCACCAATGGCCGAAGTATTACAGCCTGAGTATCTAATAGATTTTTTAAAAAAACAAATTGCAGAGGATGATCGATTTTTCGATTTAGAAACATTTGGATTCTTAGATTGGGCCCATGCACAAGGATTTATTCCTCTTGATATGTTAGATCGTCCCAACATAGGACATTATGACTCAGACGCCCATCATGCATTTGCAACACAAATTTTACTGCCTAAATTATATAATCTTAACATTCTATGAAAGCTGACATTGATATAGACTTGCCCGACAGAAGCAAGTTACTTGAGTTGATTAGACACATCCCAGCACGATATCTACATGATGGTAAAATACGTAAACATAATTCAGGAATTTATGTGACAGATATACCTTACGATCCTATACATGGATGCGCTGCCATTGATTATGAAGCAGCAGAGGCACGTGGATATTTCAAAATAGACTTATTGAATATGAGTGTATATCAACTCATACGTGATCCTGAACACTATGCAGATATACTTGCAATGGAACCCGCCTGGTCTAAATTATGGGCAGATGCTGAGTGGGCTGCTCGATTGGTGCATGTGGGAGCATATACACAATTGTTAGAAAGCATGCGGCCAGATTCAATTCCGCGATTGGCAGCACTTATATCTATAATACGCCCAGGAAAAGCACATCTGCAAAACCGTCCTTGGGATGAAGTATTTGCATCAGTGTGGGATGGTGATGATAGCCAAGGATATGTATTTAAAAAGGCACATGCTATTAGCTACGCAATGCTAGTGACTGTGCATATGAATATCTTACTAGATGGGCAAAATTTGGTAAACTAATGGTTGACCAACAAATACACATGTAGTACAATTGTTTGGTAGTATTAGAGCTAACCAAAAAACAGATCATATGACATAGGGTCATCGGGCTGTAATGGTTACTAACACAAGGAATATAACATGGCAACAGCCAATCCGTCGTATGCAGCAACGCAAAATGCAGTTTATAACAACAGAAATTCTCAATTTGTAGATTTAGCTACCCGTCTTAGAGACACCATCGCCACACTGCCAGCACAGGCACAACGTAATTGGCATTCAGGGCTGCGTAAAGCGCTCACAGCATTTAAGCGCAACCATCCAAACCTTAAAAACTTCAGTGATAGACTTATTTTTCCAATGTGTAGGGCAATTGATATTGCCCTTTCGGAGATCACCATCGATTGTACCATGCAACGTTTACCTAATTTGTTATGGATTCTAAACATCATCACCAATTTCCGCGCTTGGCAGGCCCAACCAATTCAGGTGTACAAAACCTCGGCAGATGGTTGGGGTGGGTGGGATGGACAACATACTGCATTGGCCTTGTATCTTATCGCATGCGATGCCAACGGACTCGGACTTAACCCAGACGATGTAATGGTTCCGGTTTGCCAATATGACATGAATAATCGTGGTCAAATCCGCGCTACATTTATTGCCAATAACACCACAACTGGAAAGAACAAAGGGAAACAACCTTTAGATACTATCGACATCTTTATGCAAAAGATTTATGGTGTGGAGATTGATGGGGTGACTGATCCTGAATGGGTCACAGCACATGCTAAATGGAAAGATATTAAGGCAGCAGGTATGTTTTTAACTGCTGAAAAGTTTGGCAATATTAATCAAGTTGGCGCTATTAGTCGTCTCAATGAATTAGATGAAGCAAGCGAATCTGTTGTACGGCAATTCAGTATATATGGTAGATTTATTGTTGCCACATTGCAACGACCTATCAATACTAAAGAAATTCCGATTATCATTGAATTCTTTAATCTATGTGAACAAAATGATATCGTATATAGTGATGCCGACATTGAAGACCTGGCTGTGCATCTAATAGAGTTGTTTGATGCTAATTTTGATTCAAGGTCACCATTCTGGGCTCAAGTGCATCAAGCTACTGTCAATGCCTGGAAGAAGTTTAATCGCATTAACAATGTTCCGGCGATATCTCAAGGGCCAGTGCCGAGCAATCTTAAAAATACTCCGCAAGGCACCAGTTTTATATGGCATCAACTACAAAAAACTTGGCTACCTACACAAAATCCTGGATTCCCATTCCCTAAGCAACCATCTAGTAATCTTACTCCAGATACGACTGACTTGTTTTAATATGAAAACCTTGGCTGAAAGATACGCTGGGTTTGCACAAGTCAGACAGTCACCGGTGCAAAAGAGTGGTTTGACTCGAGTTCAAACTTATGAATATTGTAGTGAAATGATTTCTAATTCAATACAACGCTATCGTAAGCTTGGAGAAATGGGTCAAACCGCTTTACTAACACGTCAGGATATAGCACATTGGTTACGCATTTATCATGAAACCATGGGAGCATGTTATAGGGAAGTCGGCATTAATTTTATCAAAGGTAAAAAAGACTTTGAACATGTAATTCCAGTTGCACAATTAATCGGGCTATTGATAGCCGATCGTATGAGCATTGATGAAGCGTTACGTGCTCCGACTTGTTTGTTAAGAGCTCGATATCATAAACAAGTGGATAAAAGATTCCAAGATACCACCCCGGATTTAATTAACTTTTGGCAACGATATTTGCTTACAATTGGTAATGTTAAAATTGAAACTAATGAAGGGGATATAATTGATATGAATTCGTGGGATTTAAACAATCATTACGAGTATATTACATACATCTATTCTTGATTATTCAACCCGACGTACAAGTGTGATGCTACGTCGTTTGCCACGTTTACTAGCAATTTCACCAAGACTGCAAGCCGGACCATGCAGTATTTCTAAATCTTTATTGGTAAACGTGCGCAAACATGCTTTGAATGGTAACCAATCCTTCTTTAGGAAGATGTTTATGGGTATGCTACGATTGCTTTCCCACCACCAAACATTGGCTAATTCAATGTAGACTTTTTTAAGCTCAAGATCCTGCAGACTGCCAAAATCATAGATTGTTGTGATAAAATTATCTCTATTTTGTACGATTCCCACATATTCAATTGATCCGTAAACACAGAATGTTATGAATGGGTATTTCTCTGCCAGCTTAGTGAAGACATTATTATTCATAAATATTGTTGGAGATTCCTATGTACAGTACCACTGCCTATTTATATCAACAAATAACTCGAGTATTATTGATTGACACCAGTGGCGCTTACTTAACTATGAGGTACATTCCGGTGTATTCAAAAAAACTTACTATTGCCAAAGGTGTTGATAACGTCCTTCTATTTGAATTTATCAATCAAGACCAGAAACCTGTTAATATCACAGGCAGCTCTTTTGTATTCAGACTTATAAGTCAAGATGGCGCTGACCTATTGCTGAGTAAAGATATGGTCGTGTTAAGTGCTGCTCTTGGGCGCATCAAGGTAACATTAAACACAGCAGACACTACATTATTGCAAGCACAACCAGCAAGCTACAGCATAAGCAAAAACTCAGCTGGACTTACCACAGCGGTTTTTACTGATGCACAAGCCGGTGCAAGAGCAGATATAGACATCCAGGACAGCATATATCCTGGATTTGTTCCCAGCGTGGAACTTAGCATTCCTACTACTGAGCTAACTGCTCGGGCAAGTTATGGTGGTGCTGGACCAGGACAATATCCCGATTGGTCATTGCAAGGTCAGGGATATGGATCGGGGTCCGGTATGCCTTACGTGTCATATCAAACACAGGAATATTACAGCAGTTTTATCGAGCCAAATTCAGCAATCACAACTATACAAATGGATCTGCTGAATTACACAGGTACTATTAAAGCACAAGGCGCAACTACCTATCAGAGCATTTGGTATAATGCCACAGAAAGTACAACCTATTATAACAAATCCGGCACAATATATCTAAACGTTGTTGGTTGGCATCCGTTAATTAGATTAGCTTTTAATAATAGTATTTTTGCCACAACAGATCCTCCAGGCGTACCAGCCACAGCAACTGCCACAGTTGTGGATGGCGTTGTAACTGGAATCAGTATTACTAATCCAGGTAGTGGTTATCTGGCAGCACCCAGTGTTGATATAATTGGCGATGGTGCCGGGGCGATTGTCACAGCAACAATAAGTAATGGGCAACTTGCTACTATGACAATTGTTAATGGTGGTAGTGGATATAGACCCAATCCTCCGACCATGACCGCAGCATTGGTCAGTATCAATACAGGCTATGTGGTGAATATCTTATACAGATAAGGCAATACACGGCTTGATCTTTGCGCTGCGATACGCTATAATAGTGTAATGATTGATTTTTTATCTTATCTACCCTTCAAACAAAAGGCCACTGTATCTGGTTGGATTTCGACCAATGCCCCCTGTTGTCAACATCGTGGACACAGCAGAGATCAACGCGGCCGTGGTGGATTTAAACCTATACAAGATGGTGGATTCTCGTTTCATTGTTTCAATTGTGGATTCACAGCCAGTGTAGTACCGGGTAGGATATTAGGGTTTAAAGCTAGATGCTTGCTGGGATGGTTAGGTGTTGATACAAATGAGATAGAACGCATCAATCTTGAAAGTATGCGCTATCGTAGTATCCATGGCTTGTTACAGGATCAACAGCTACAACGCAGACAGTTGATCGAGTTTGAAGAAACTGACTTACCACCAGGACTTGAATTAATCGATAGCAATAATCCCAAGCACACCCGCTATATAGATTATCTACAACGGCGATGTGTTGACCATACAGCATATCCTTACATGGTAAGTCCAACTGCACCAGCGAGAAATAAGAATAGAATCATCATACCATTCACGCATAATTCGCAGGTGGTAGGTAATACCATGCGATTCCTAGATGACCGTATTCCTAAGTATCTCAATGATATACAGCCGGGCTATGTGTTTGGATTCGACTTGCAAAAAGACAACTGGACTACAGCTATAGTGACAGAAGGAGTATTTGATGCATTGTCTATCAATGGCCTGGCAGTGTTACATAATAATATAAATGCTGAGCAAGCACAATTGATCAATGGTCTGGAGCGCGATATCATAGTAGTGCCTGACCAGGATCGAGCAGGTATGACCTTGGTGGATCGTGCTGTAGAGTTAGGATGGGCAGTGAGTATTCCTGAATGGCCACAGGGTGTCAAGGACATAAATGATGCGGTAATAAATTTAGGGCAATTAGGTACGTTGCTAACTATAATTGAAGCAAAGGAAACCAGCAGAATCAAAATAGAAATGAGAAAAAAGCGTATGATTAAACAAATGGAAAAACTAAATGCTTAAAGATTATGGGCTTGATGTTCAAAAACTATTCTTAGAAATGATGTTACAAGATGCCGAAAGCTATGTACGTGTGCAAAACATCTACAATCCAGAAAACTTTGATAGGAGTTTGCGCCCTGCTGCTGCTTTCATTAAAGCACATAGCAACGAACATAAGACGCTGCCTGCACCTGAACAGATAGCTGCTGTGACTGGTATTAAGCTAAACACTATAGCAGATCTAGATGAAGGACACTTCGCTTGGTTCATGGAAGAATTTGAAGCCTTTACCCGTAGACAAGAACTTGAACGTGCTATACTTAAATCAGCTGACCTATTAGAAAAAGGTGAATATGCTCCTGTTGAAAAACTAATTAAAGATGCGGTGCAAATCAGTCTAACCAAGGATATGGGCACAGATTATTTCGCTGATCCGCGCAGTAGACTCACTGCATTGAAGGATGGCAATGGGCAAAATAGCACAGGATGGCCCAGTCTTGACCGTTTGCTGTACGGCGGATTTAATCGTGGAGAATTGCAGATCTGGGCAGGCGGGTCCGGCTCAGGTAAAAGTCTGGTCATGCAAAATCTAAGTGTCAACTGGGCACAAGCTGGGCTTAATGGAGTTTATATCACATTGGAACTCAGCGAAGGACTATGTGCCATGCGTATAGACAGCATGATGACCAATACTGCCAGCAAGGAGATATTTAAAGATCTTGATGCGGTGGAAATGAAAGTCAAGATGATGCAGAAGAAATCTGGGCAACTACGCATCAAATATATGCCAGCACAAAGCACAGTGAATGATATACGTGCTTACTTAAAGGAACTGCATGTTCAAACCGGGCTCAAAGCAGACTTTTTATGTGTGGATTATCTAGATCTAATCATGCCGGTCAGTGCCAAGGTCAGTCCAAATGATTTGTTTGTGAAGGACAAGTATGTGAGTGAAGAGCTACGCAACTTGGCTAAAGAACTCAATGTGTTGTTTGTCACAGCGTCGCAGCTGAACAGATCTGCTGTGGAAGAGATTGAATTTGATCATAGTCATATCAGTGGTGGTATCTCCAAGATCAACACAGCGGATAACGTATTTGGTATCTTTACCAGCAGAGCAATGCGTGAGCGTGGACGTTATCAGATACAGTTAATGAAAACACGTAGCAGTTCTGGTGTGGGTATGAAAGTGGACTTAGAGTTTGATATTGATAGTTTGCGTATACGAGATCTTGGTGAAGATCAACAGCAAAGTTCAGGATTTGTCAAGAAGCCTAGTATACTTGACGGTATTAAAACGCAAAGCCGGGTTACCAACAGTGATGATGTCGGTAAAGTATCTGCAGATATACAAAGTGCCAAACTTAAACAGTTACTTGGTCAAATAAAGTCAGCATGACATGGAATTCTGGCCATGCTGACTCGTACCAGCAATGGGTGGGAAAATATGCAAATTTAGAATGTGACTATTTTGCCAGACATTCCACCGGAAATCCAATACGTTATACATTTAATAATGAAGGATTTCGCGGCCCAAAATTCCATAAAGAACCTGACATCTCAATATTTGGAAGCAGTTTTAGTTTTGGAGTTGGCATTGAATGGGATCAATGTTGGCATCAACAACTACGGATTATAAAGTAAATTGTTATGCACCGGCAGGTTTTGCTGTACGAAATTCAGATATACTTGAATATTATAATATAATCCAACCTGCTGGAATAACAATATTACAATTTAGAGAAATACAATATGATATAAAATCATGGGAACCACCGGGATCAACCTTTAATTTTATAATAGAAAAACACCATCATCCAACGTTACGTACCTTGACCTACGACACATTTATAGATAAGGCAAATGATGGGGTACATCCAGGAAAAAAAACACATCAACAATGGGCCAAATGGATAATACAACAGTTCAACTTGTGATTTCTCATGTCGAAGGTTCTTCGGGAAATTTCTTGGGAAGATTATATGTTGATGCAACTCCTAACAATACCTCCATGTTCAGAGTTGATACAGACTATCATAATGATGTGCTCAGTATCAATGGAAAAGCTAATTTAGAACAGGAATTAAAACGATTAACAACTCACCGTGTTGTTGTTACGCATAATTCTAATTTAGAGTTACTTGCTAATTATTTCCCACATGCACAAATAATACAAATATATCCTTATACCAGACTTGGTAATGTTGTTTATAATATTTCGTATAAAAAACTTAAAACAACAATGTCCAATCTAGTAGATAATCATTATATCCATATAACAGAATGGGTCGATCAAATCAAATCTAATAGACCAAAAAATATCTGTGCTGATTTTGGTCTATTGCATGATCAATCACAATGTGAAAAATTGTTGCAAATTAAACTAACTAAGAGTCAACAAACTTTTTTCCAAAAATATTGGGAGCAACAATTAGCATATGATTTATCTTGGCCAACTGGGCCCGAATCTATACAACAGTTAATAACCAGATGGAAAATCACTGAATGGTGTTCTCCTTGGTCAATAGCCTGGACTATATTTGTATTTGAACGAACACACGGATTAACAGAAAATCAACGGCAATGGTCCATTGAGGTTGAAAATTTTACATCTTGGCAAGATTTAATTAATATTCAATATCGGTATGCAACTTAATTAATTTCCATATTTCTGGCAGATAATTTTTGATATGTATTTGTTTAGCTTGATCTTGTAATTGTATATGCTTGGAAAAATCTTTTAACTGTATTCCGGTGTGATTACTATACACATATTTTTTAAAAAATGTATTATCTTGCACTATTTGCCTAATAGAAACTGGCATATTAGACAATGCCATCCAAGCTGGGCCAGCCACCACATTATGATTATAATTTAAATTATTATTGTTAAACCATTCTACTGTTTCATCATAGTAAATGGCATTTAGCGCACTAATAGTATAGGATACACTGATTGTTTTTGCTATTTTTCTATATGCTTCTAAATTTATTAATAATGCAGGCCATTTTGCAGGCCATCTCATATACTCAAATCTAGACTCAATTCCATCGATACTTATACAAATATTAAGATCAGAAAATTTTGATAATAAATCAATTTGTTGTCGGGATAATGTTATGCTGCCGTTTGTAACAAGAGATACGAAACAACTTGTATTATCAGCATCAATTAGTTTTTTTAATATAGTAAAACTGGTGGGATCAAACAACGGTTCACCACCTAATAGGGTAATACGTTTAGCTGTATGGAAATTGATATCCAAACTATCGGCATTTATAGTAAAACTTTTGATTGGAAGTTTACCCATCTTACGATCAATTTCAGCCCATTTTGAGGAGAAACCACTATTACACGAAACACACGCTTGATTACAAAGATTGCTGGTCATAATTTGATACATATTGATATTATGATTATTTGTTTCACAATCAGCTTTAATACGAAAAAGATCACGATCTAATTTATAATCTAAGAATATATTCTCTTGTTGTCTACGGCTTGTTTTACCCTGGTCTTCGATAGACCAACATTTAGAGCAGGATGTATTTCGTACACCATTTAATAGATCTATTTTAATAAGTTCAATGTTATGATTGTCAGGTAATAAACAACAGGCAACGGGTTTTTTACCACTAATTTCACGACTATACCAGGGTAAAACGCAAAATGTATCCATATGGTATTTAAGTAATTACAAACACTAAGCGATAAATAATAAAAAGGTTCAGGCATAACATGCAAAAGAAAACTCGTAGTATATTGGAAGAATTGAACAATCTCTACGTCGAGCACGACAATAAGTATATCATTGAACAACGTGCCAATAATATCATCGCCAGTGCTATACGATTACTTGAGCAAATTGATGCTAGCTATACCGCAGAACAAGCAGATAATCTTACCCGTAAATTGATTAATGCAATACGGTTGCGAGATCCGGGCAAATTTACCAGAACAGTCAGGAGAACAGATGCAGATTCATGAGATTACTACCAATGTAAAAATCCCTCGGTTAAACGAGGGAATGATGGATACTATTAAAGGTTTCTTTAATGATGATCCTAAAATGGTGGGACTAAGTGCTGGCGAAAAAGGTAATCGACTTGCGAATGATGCCAGAGTTAAAAAAGCAGCTGATAAGGGATTCTCAGTCTGGAAAACTTATATAAATGGAATAGAATCCGACATTACAGATCCAATTAAACAACAAACATTTCATGACCGTAGTGATGGACTATATAAAAAATATCTAACAGCATTTGTGCAACAGAATATGCTGGGTGGTAAATCTCTCTCACAGCTCATTAATCAAGATGCCATTAAAGAATTAATTTCTGACATAAGCAAACCAATGGTACAATCAGTTGAGGAGGCAAAGCTAAAACCCCCAAATGCAATATCCGAAGACTCGCGCAAATCTACTCGTAAAAAAATTGATGCCGATCCGCACAACAAACGATACGATAATAATCCGTATGCTAAGAGTGTTCGTAAAAGCGGCTCTGCAGCAGTTGCAGCCATGGCATCACCAGCAACAGCAGCACCAGCAACAACAGCAACAACAGCAACAACAGCAACGCCAGCAACAGCAGCAACACCAGCAACAGCAACAGCAGCAACACCAGCAACAGCAGCAACAGCAACAGCAGCAACACCAGCAACAGCAGCAAATGCAATTAACCCTAATCAAGCAGGTACTAAT